CTAATCAATGTTATCGCTGAGAATGATATTGAATGTCACGATATTCTGCGAGATAGTCAAGTATCCTATGATTCTTCCTATGACAATAAGATTATGGAGCGTGTAGTTGCTGCTCCTCGTTTTGCTCTTGTAGATGAAGAACAGTCCCGCGTTGTTGAATCCTTTACGACCTGATTATGACTCAAAACGTTTCTCATACCAACAAAATGGTCTTTGACTTGAAAGAACAATATCAGTCAAGGATTACACAACTGCAAGAGAAAATCACGGACCAACAAAAAGAAATCTTACAACTTCAAGAACAGATTAAACTTCTGTCTTATCATAAAGAGTATGACTGCTAATCGTAATGAAACTCTCTGTTGATTTAATCCCCCAGTTTTCTCACAAAGCACCTAAAGATTATAGTTATGAAGTTGAAGAGTTCAAACGCAATGTGTTTTCTATTTGGTTGCGTTGTCACCGCAAGTTTGATTACAATTTGGGAAAACCTACCAGAACCATCTGGGGGTTCTATGATTACAAGAAATGTAAGTTCTTTAGTCCTGTAAATAGTTCAACAGTTGGTAAAGAAGTAGACTTCAAGGATACGCGAGACTACACTGCGATGCCTATTAAATACCAAGGAGTAGAAGCGTTCTTTGTATGAGTTACGAACCACAAGTTAATGACTATGTAAAATGGAAGAAACATATCCGAGGTTGGGTATATTTCAAGTGTAATGAATATATTACGATTGAAGTAGCAGTCCGACCAAAAGATAAAACAAACTACCGAGACTGTTCTATACATAGAAATGAAAGACTACTTGTGATTTGTTATCATCAACAGTGGGAAGAGTTAAAGTATGTGCGAAAAAGAAAATCAAAATATGAAAAAGAAGAAAACAGTCTGGCGACTGATTGCAAAGTCTCTGGGTGAAAAAAGTGGTAAAGATGACAGGGAAGCGGATAAGATTGCTCTTATCCGTCTTTCTATGTTTTTGAGTATTTTTATTACAAACTCTTTTATCGTAGCAAATGCACTACGACATTGGAATGATAATACACAACCGATTAAGTGTGTTATAGAAACATCAACTTTCTCAGAATATCAAACTCCATCGCTGCGAAAGGTAAATAGAACATTTGAGTTTGAATAATAAATATCTAAAAGACAATAGAGAAATGCTGACTTTTAGAGAGTTTCTGATAATCTGTGAGAAGAAGAGTTCTATTCCACCACACGCAGTCCCAGGAACATATCAAGAAAAAGATGGCGTGAAGACTTATACTCTTGCTCGTCACGATGCACCACAGGCACCTATCGGTTCTGCAAAGAAGGTAACGAAAGAAATAGAGAATCAGGGTGGTATTGGTGGCGGTGCGATTAAGAAAGCAAAGAAGAAAGCGAAGAAGATTAAAAAGATTAAAGAAGATATTGAAACAAGGAGGCAAGAACTTCATCAGAGACAATTGAATCAAATAAAAAGACATAAACAAAGTGTTGCCAACTATCAAGCAACACAAAAAGAAAAGGAAGAAACCAAATCAGAAAGAGAAAAATTAAAGAAAGAAATTAAAAGAGAGTTGCAAACAGAGCAAACTCCTCACATGCAACCTAACCTTTACAGCAAGCAAGTTGCAATGCGTCAAGGAGCACAAAAGACTGCACAGATTAAGCACGTTCATCAGGAATTGGGTGCTGAGGCAAGAGCACAGCAGTCAGCAAAAAATGCAAGAATGAAAGCAATCCTATCTCGATGAGTGGACAGTTCACAAACCGCACACTGGTTTGACGCAAGCACCACAATCTCTTGTATATTACATTTGTTCAGTTGAGGAACGCCTTTCAAATGGATCACTACGACGACATTCAAGTTGAAGAGTTTTCTTCCTTTGATTTTGTTCTGGTAATGTGTCATACTAAAAACGTTAAATAAAGTTCAATGACTAAGAATCTGCATTTGCAACATCCTGAAGATATGGTGTTGACTGGAAATCTTGAGGTTCTTGATTGGTTCTCTGAACCTGATAGTTTTATCTCCACAAAACTTGATGGGGCACCTGCGGTATGCTGGGGAACTAATCCTGCGAATGGAAAGTTTTGCGTAGGAACAAAATCCATTTTTAATAAGGTTAAAATAAAAATTGCACATTCTCACGAAGAGATTGATAAGTTCTACACTGGCAAAGTAGCAGAAATCTTGCATCTTTGTTTTGATTATCTTCCTCGTACAAAATCTATCATCCAAGGTGATTGGATTGGTGTAGGAGGTTCTCAAGAATATAAACCAAATACTATTACCTATCGTTTCCCACAAGTAATCAATGAAAAAATCATAGTTTGCCCCCACACAATTTATAGTGGTGCTGATGACATTCGTGAAATGTCTGCTTCTCCTCTACAATCCAAACTAATCAGCACTAAAGATTGTCTGTTTGTACAACCAGAAGCATCAATTTGTCCCTACCGTGAGGATATTGAAGACTTCTGCAAGTTTGCAAGACAAATGAGTACACTTTGCACCTTTGTGAATGACAAACAAGCAAAAGAACTCAAAAAAATCATCAATTCTTACATTCGTGAAGGTAAGGAGGTAGATGAGCATGAAATTGCAGAAAATTATGATGTTGATGTGAACCTGATGCGTTTGTGGCGCTTGATAGAGTCTATCAAGATGGATATGTTCTTCTACATTGAATCTGACACTGATATTACCTGTCAGATTGATGGTAAATTGAGCGATCATGAAGGTTATGTAATGCACAATGAGTTTGGAAGTTATAAGATTGTCAACAGAGATGAGTTCAGTCGATTGAACTTTACAATACAAAAGTCCTGGTCTAAATAGTGATGCTTATGTTTGGTCGCAAAAGCACATTAGAGAGGTAGAAATACCTCTCTTTTGGTATAAATAATTAAGACCAAACATAAAGCATCTATGCAACCACGTATCTATACGTATAAAATTACCTTTGAAGAGGTTTCTTACTATTATTATGGAGTTCATAAGGAAAAATACTTCAACGAAGATTATTGGGGTTCTCCCGTAACAAACAAATGGTGTTGGGAACTTTATACTCCAAAGAAACAGATTTTAGAGTTTTTTGATAATAATGCTGATGGTTGGTTAGAAGCACAAGAGATTGAAAATAGGTTAATAAAATCATTTCTAAATGATAAATTGTGTCTTAATGAAAATTATGGTGGGATACTTTCTTTAGATGTTCTGAAAAAAACAGGTAAAAAAGCATATAAACAAAGTACAGGTGTTCACGCAAGGACTAAAGAACAAATGATTATAGATGGTAAAAAAGGAGGTAAAAGTGGAGGTAAAAAAGGAGGTAAAAAAACATATGAGCAACGTAAAGGTATTCATGCACTAACTAAAGAACAATTAAGTGAACAAGGTAAAAAAACAAATTCTCAAAAATGGCAGTGTTTGATTACTGGTTATATTTGTAATGCAGGAGCACTATCAATGCATCAGAAAGCAAGGGGAATAGATACTTCTAAAAGAATAAGAATATCATAATATAGTCAATTTATAAATATCTAAAAAGTATTTGTAACAATGGACGCAAAAGATATTCGTATTATTGATGAAGTAAAGGGATTTGGTGGGCATGTTGATCCAAACACTGGTAAATCATCAGGGTTAAGATCACCTTCCCAGCAATCACATACTACACATTGGAGTAACAGGCAACAAGGTAAAGATGTACCTGATCCAAGAAGATCAAAGTTTAAGTATGGTGGAGCAAAAGGATCAACAACTGGTGCTCATCAAGGTGAACCACCAGAGCACTTTGCAAAGAACCAGGATCCACAACTTGCAATGACTCCTTCTGCAAGAATGAAATCAAGAGCAAGAGCACTTGAATTGAGAGGACAAGGTAAAAGAGCAAATAAGATTCGTTCTATTATGAATCGTCCTTCTATGTCAGAATCTAAAGATAAAACTGTTATTGGAATTACTGGAAAACCAGTGCCAGCACCAAGAACTGCAAAACAGCAACATGAATTGGAAAAGAAAAGAAGAGATCCAAAACATCTTGGTCCTAACATTGGTGGAGCACAATATAAACCAAGTCCAAAGTATTATGTTCCAAGCACTGGCGGAACTAATCCACGCGCAAGAACTTTTAGAGAGTTTGTAGAGATTGCTGAAGCAATTACAGATGCAGATAGAAGACTTGCACAATCTGGTATTATATCTCGTCGTGCAGATGAACTGCAGAAAGAAATAGATGCTGTGACTTCTGGTAAGAAACCAGAACAAACTCCAACAAAAAAGAGAAAGGTAACAAAGCAAACATTCATTGATAGAAGTAATGCTTCAGTAAGAGAAGAAAGTGAAATCAATGAAGCACCTTTTCAGATTTACGGTCCAAATCCACATGGTCCGAGTGATGCAGAACCAAAACCACTAGGAAAACCATATCAGAACAAAAAGAGAGCAAAAACCAGAGCAGATAAATTAGATCAAGAGATTGGTGGTTATAGACATTTTGTTCGTAAAGTTGATGAAGCAAAGGTAGATGAAAAACTACCAGAGCATGAAAGAGCAACTGCAAGAGATAAAAGAAGTGAATATGCTGATCTTCCTGGATCTGGCGCAAGAAGAGCAAGAAGAATTGCACATAGAGAAAGAGATGATAGAAATAAGGATCTTGCAGATCTAAGAAAAGGAAAGAAGAAAGATAGTGCCTATCACAGTTATCTTCCATGAAAACATTTACACAGTTCATTGCAGAAGCAAAGGAAGCAAGACCACCACATGAAGTCTTGAATAAAATATCAAGAGCATACAGTAGAAAACATCGTGGTGTGAATGTTGATGCCTCTCATAGCAAGAAAACAGATAACATTCGTTTGCATAATATCTGGATTCCGCCAAGTGAAAGAAATAAAGGTATTGGTGGAAGAATTATGAAGGGTCTTGGTAAATATGCAGATAAACAAGGTAAGAAAATTACCTTGAATCAAGCACCAGAACCAGGAAAGAAAAAGAAACTATCAGATTTCTATAAAAAACACGGTTTTCAAGCAAATAAAGGAAAAAGTAAAGATCATTCAACCACTGACACACATATCAGGCATCCAAACACTTGATGTGACACTTGAAGAACTGTCACAGGGTTCTGGCATTGCGCTCAGAACCCTGTATTGTATCTGTGTTGAGACAAATCACCTCATGACTGCAACTCTCTTTCAGACTGGCAATGATCTCTCAGACAACTTCATGAAGGTTTGCTATCGTCGCATGAAAGCAAACTCTTTTGATGTTTATGAAATGATTGGTAACTCCAATGTTTCTATTAAACATCATGCTCGTCGTGGACCTTCTGAGTTTGTAGGTTACACTGAGAATGGTTCTGCACAATATATTGCTGGAGTTGCATACGATTCGTTTGATGTTTGGGTTGAACTTCAAAAAGCAGACTCTACAATCGGTCGCCCTGGTTGTTCTAAATGTGTTGCAGAGGATGTGCGTTCTTTTGAGGATGCAATCGCTATTGCTCAGGAGTATGTGTAAATGACTATTGGTATTTTTTTCCTGCTCGGTTATGTTATGGGAGCGGGACAAGTTCTTCTCACAATTCACTTAAATCGGGACAGTTTCTAAACTGTCCACCAGCACCACCAGAACCACCCACAGTACCCTTATACTGATTCTGTTGAGACAACCACCATGACTCACATTTCATTCACCTCTGGTCAGATTCAAGACATTATTGATTGTCTTGATGAAAAAGAAACAGCACTCTATGATGCAGGAGACAAATATCTTGCTTCATATTACTTGAACATGGGATCACAATTCCAACATGTTTATGATCGTTTGCAGGAACTTCCTGGCGAAAAACGTGTTGCAAATCTTGTCCTTGCTTTTGACTGAAACGATCATGAAAAACTATCGCGTGATGGTTGAAACTAACGATGGATGTCGTACCATTTGGTATGAGAAATCCAACGCAAAGAAAGCACCAACAATCATCTGTAATCGTGTTTATTCACAACTCTGTGGATTGAACATCAAAGAAATCGACGTTACTGTTTCTGTTTGATTATGACTAAACCTCTCTCCCCCGCCGCGCAGGCGGTGCTGGATGCCTTCATAAAGGGACCGTACAGCAACAGACTATCGGTGGCCGCCGCCCTCCGCGCCGCTGTGGAGCAGGTGGTGCCGGAACAGCAGGTGCCGGTTCCAAATGAGGATTCGGTTGTAGAAATGCAGAGTTGGGCATGTGTAAGTCAACGCCAACGCACTCGCGATCAGCTTCTCGCCA